TCTTGACGCAACTGCATTAACTTGTCAAGTCCAATATAACGTGTTACATCTTCTGGGAATATAAACTCACCCTCACTAACCATAGCAGGGATGTCATCACGTACACCTTTTTTAGTTCCACCTACAGGAACTTTATTTCCAGATACTTCATCTACTGTGCCACCCTCATCTCTGAGGCCACCGTCTTCAAAAAGTTCCATTTGATCTTTCATAGGAGTACCACCTTTATTAAACTCAAGAGAATTACTACGGCTTTGTGCAGCCTCAATAGCTTCTTCTAATTCATCGTGTATGCTAGTAGGCTTTATCAAACCTTTATCTAACAGTTTTATTAATTGATCTTCAGAGTATTGTTTGCCGCCATGTATAGTAGGAATATTAATCCACTTATCTTTATATTCAAAAGTTGTAGATTTTTCAGATACCATTTCACCTTCAGGTGTTTCATAAACATCTCTACCTGTTTGTGTTTGTTTACCTGTCTTTTTTCCTACATCAGCCATTCTTTAATACTTCATCTCTTAATAGTTTTAATCTACGCAACTGATATATAGCGCCTTGTGACCTATACATAACTTTATCATTGTCTGTTTGTTCCATAGAACGATGCTGTTGCGCTATAAGTTCATCTATGTAATTACTGAACTGGCCCCATTGCTGCTGATTGTTCACCAGCCCCTTGAGCTTCTTGAGGTGCTCCTTGTCCTTGTTCATTTCCACTGAATCCTTGTTCATTAGGGGTTGGTGCTTGACCTGTACCTATAGTACCGCCACCTGCACCTGTTGGATCTGCTGGGTTAGCTCCTGCTGGTCCAGCTTGTTGAGGTTGTTGTTGCTGAAACTCTTTCATAATCTCAGCTTGTATTGCTGCTTCAGACATATCGTTAGTAACTTTATCAGGATCAAGATCAAGTGACTTAGCAATTTCCCGAATGATATATTGAAACTTAGCAAAAGGTGCAAGAGCAGGACTTGAAGCAACTTGCATAAACTGCATAAGACGTTGACTGCGTACTTCATTAGCCATAAGGCTTTCAGTGCCACGTGCTTTAACTTCAAGATCACCTTTAATCTCAGGGTCAAAGTCAAACTGCATATTAAATCTAAAGAAACCTTCACCCAAGGGACGAAGTAAGTAATCATCTACATTCTTGATTACATTCTTTATACCGCCTTGTGCGGCACCCATAAGCATAGAAATGCCAGAAGCAGTACGACCCACGCCACTGACCCCTGTTTGACCATGAGCGAAAGATGGAAATCCAGTTGACTCATCTGCTAATACTCTTGCTTTATCAAATAGCTGCAAGTTTTCTGCAGCAACATTAGGAAACTTAGTTCCAAAGATGGCTTGCCCCGGTGCACCACCTTGGCGTCTAAATACTTTGCCGGGATATACTGATAGGTCTTGACCCGGTACTAAATTAGTTTCATCAACTTCAATTAAAAGATTACCAGATAATACAGCATTGTCAACAGCCATTCGCATGAAACCATTCATTAATGTTTGTGTATCGTCCATATTTTCCGCAATACCTACACCAAAGAATGAATATGGGTTTAGCTCATAGGGTACTGCCATGTAAGGAATACGTGCAGGTTTAAATGGATTAAGTACCATACGCAGTAGCTTACCATTACATATCCATACATTAGCTTGTAACTCATCAATATCCTGCATCTCTGTAGGAATATCTACACCTTGATCCATAAGCATGTCTACATCTACAGTACCCCAATACTCAAGTACCTCAAAACGTTCTACACCATGCTCTGGTGCATAGTCTGATAAATCATCTTCCCAGTATTCTTTGTTATAGTTTTCGCCTAGTTGAATTGCTTCATCAATTACAGTGCTTCTAAAGTAAGGGCGTTTCTTTAGTGCTCTCATTTGTGAACGAGATAATTTATGGCGCTCAATTACATACTGCGCTTCATCCATATTGTTTGCATCTGGATCTGGATAAAAGTTCCATACAGATACATGAGATACTTGTGGGATTGTTTTAAATACAGGAGAGTATTCACCAGTTTCATCATCCCAATTAGGATACTCTTTATCTACAGCAAACGGACCTTTCATTACGCCAGTACCAAATAATGCCATTTCAAATGCAGTACTACGTAGATGTTTAGAAGCACTAGATTCTTCTAGTTGATCTTGTATTTTCTTTTGCATCTTCTTAGCTGCAATCATTGCTGGACTAAACGTAAAGGAGCTAGGCGTTTTACCTGCTCCCTCTTTTAGGTTGTTAATAGGCTCTAGTTTATCCCGTAACTCAGGGTTAAGCATTTCATTAAGTGTTTTAGCTGTAGCACCCTTTGGGAACTCCATGCCATCACCTTTAAATCCATACGGACTAATTATTTTATCTTTACCATCTTCACGAATATTATCAGGTTCTGCTGGATCAAAGGATACATCTTCAACTACACCATCAGGCAATTCTGTAGGATCAACAGTTAAAGGAAACTTCTGCCCTGCAAATAATACATCTACAATCTGACCATAGGCAGCAAGAGTTTTAGTTTTAGTGATCTTTATAAAGACACGTGATTTCTCAGCTTCTGTAAACTGCACATCTGGACCATAGATACCACGATAGTTACGATAAGCACGTAACCAACGGTCTTCATCTTGCTGTCTATAATCTTCTGCACGATTATATTTTTCCATAATAAACGGAATAATATTAGCAGTCTGTGCATCGTCTACTGTAGAATCTTCACTATCTTCTAAAACGATAGCATCATCTTCAATAAAGCCTTCTGTATCTTCTTCCATTTATTTTTCCTTCGCCATAAGCGTAATTACGACTGTGCCGTTAATAACCAAAAGTAGCATCTGCTACTCGCATACCACCTGATGACATACCATTTGGATCATAATCAAATATACTAAATCGTGGTCTTGACATAATACCATACCTTAAAGCATCGTACAAGTGATCTTCGGAGGTAGTGTCAATATCCTCTGGGTTTCTTTTGTCGAGTGGTAAGGCAGGTAGTTGAGCAACAATATTGGTACAAGTATTAAAAAACACCATACGAGGCTCTTCTGTAAATTCGTCAACTTGTAACCGTCTGTGTATTTCGTTTTTACCAGCTACACGTGAGCCTTTAGATCTATCAGATGGACGCCAACGACATCCACGTTGAATCATTTGTTCAGCCAGTGACGGGCCAGTATCACCACGCTTGTGCCATAAAGAGCTATCAAGAACGCCATACTTAATATTTCCATCTTCAGCCTCTAAATCTAACACCATATCTGCTAAATCTGCAGCTAATACTTTACTTACGTACAATTCTCTATAAACATACAATTGTTCATTCGGAGCTACTGCAAACCATATTACACCCGATTTACTTCCATACCCATAGTCACATGCTCTAAACTTTACCCAATTACTTGGTATGTTAAAAGGTTCTATCACATGTATGTTTCTATCAAACTCTGTAAATGCTGCACCCTCTTTAATGTCCCAATCACCGTCTAGTAACTGTCTACGTTGTTGTTCAGGTAAAGATAGAAGCATTGCTTCGTAGTCACCCTGTTCAGCTAGGTAAGGATTATCGGAAAGACGGGCAGGTATAAACCTACGTTTGAATAAAGGCTTACCAGCTTTGGCATGTCCAGCAGGATAAGATAATACTTCATTTGTTTCAATGTCTGTCGCATTAAAAGCTTTACCATAAGGTGCAGGGTCAATAAACATTTTTTTAACCCAATGATGTCCTCTACCACCGGGGTTAGTAGTAGCTCTCATGTATACAGGCAAGTCAGTTGCAGTGGACCGTAGACGAGATCTCATGTAGTTCCACGCAAAAGGCGAGGGCCACTGAGTAAGTTCGTCAAAGCCTATCCAACTAAATGCCAGACCTTGGTAACGCAGAACATCATCTTCTTTATCTAAGTAGGACATCCACAACCTCGCACCAGAGGGCGCAGTCCACTGCATCTTACGTTCTGACCACTTAATACCGGGCCATATCTTGGGATACATTTCTTGAGATTTAAAGATAAGTTCCCTTAGTTCTTCTGTAGTATGCCGTAGCAGCAATCCTGAAAAAGCTGGGTGCCCCATAAAGCGTAATGGGTCAGCCAACATAGCATATGACTTACCACCACCTGCAGAGCCACCATAGAGTACCTCACGTTCACCTGCAGCTAAGAAGTCTGTTTGTGGTCCAGCATTAGGTTTAAATATTACATTATGCTGTTCTTCTATAGGTGCTAATTCAGGTTCTACTATTCTAGCTGGTTCAGGCTGCGTTTGTTTCTTGGTTATCGTTGTCTTGCGCTTTCGCCCCGATGCGGTTGCGTTCAATTTCTTCCGCTTTGGCGACTGCCTTTTTCGCATAGTCTGCCCATCTGCGTAGGCTTCCAGCTTTGTTTTTTCTTCTTCGCTCATTATCTAACCGTTTCTTTAATCCTACGTGAGATATGGTTCTGCCAGTGTTTCGGGTTAGCCAGTTGGCAACCTCACGATACGAGTACTGCTTTAAGTACTTCTTGGCTTTTACAAGCATATCAAGTTCGTTATCAATTGGCAAGAGTATTCCGTCATCTTCTGGATCTAATTCATATCCAAATGGTATTGTTCTTGCTACACGTGGAATAGGAACCCATTCATTGTCTTCTTGTAGGTCAGTCGGTTGTGGTAGTTTCCATTGTCCTAATGGTTTAGTCATCGTCATCCTGTGCTTGTTTAGCTGGCATTAACATAACGCCACCTTTAGCTTCTACCTGCATCTTCTCAGTTTTAACTAAACCAGTACGATCTAGTAGTTCTTTAGCTGCAGACATCTTATCACGAATACCTAGCTCAGTAGGATCATATAAAGCACTAACCATAGCCATTGCAGCTTTAGGTACATTACGTGCTAAGTAGCTGTGTGTTACATCAATAATCTCTTCTTTAAGACTATTAGTTATTTCACGGTTAGGTGTATTGGGCGAATACCCAGCAAGTTTTTTAGCCATAGTAACATCGCCACCTGCCTCATCCATAAGTACATCTAAAAACTTTTGTTGACGTTCTGTTAATTCACGAGCCATATTACATCATTTCAAAATGTGGGGCATCAATAAAGGGTCTACGTCCTTCTGACCTACGGAGATCTACGTATGCGTTCATTGCGTCTTCTGCAGTACCCGCATATCCTCGTATATCTCCTTCACTCCATGCAGCACCCCATTTAATTGCTACATCGTTTTTTCTAGCAGCCTCAGCCATAGCATCACAAATATCATCATAGACATTGAGTTCCCAAGAAATGTCTGAACCAAAATATGCGACTAGATCTACAGCACGACCCTCAAGATGCTTAGACTTCATAGTCTGTGATCTACCAGATTCGTATAATTTCTTTTGTTCTTCCAAAGTACGTAGTCCAAAGGTAACACCGAAGTCTACTTTTGTAATACCAATAGCATCCTTTACGACTGCAACTAAACCTTCGTCTACACCTTTTAATTTTTTCATACTTCTGCTGCTTAACTTAAATGTCATTACTTCTTCCCAAAAAATCTAGTAGCTGAACGTACACCAAATGAAGCAGCCACAATTACACCTAATGTATAGCTGTACCACTGAGGCATACTGTCTAACGCTACAAAACCATTCTGCACTACTTCTCTACCCCAGTCACCTGTAAATACAAGTATTAGTGGTATAGAAAATAAAATAGTCAGCCACTCGTCTTTCCACGAAGACTGACTACCTTGAGCCATAATTTTTTCCCAGTCTGCTTCACTAGTCGCCCGACTGAGCATAATCTGTGCTTCAGCTTCAGCTTTGGCAACTTTAACTTTAGTTTCGGCAGCTTTAGTTTCAACTTTACCATTTAACCATGTTCCTGCTAGACTTGCTATTGGGCCAATAAATGCTTGAATCATTTACTGCCTCTATCTGTTTTTGCTTCTTTATTCATCCAAATACCAAAGCAACCTGTTAGTGCACCCATACAAACAGATACAAGACCAGCTTGTCCGTTAGTAGGATCAGGTAACGCCATATACCAATGTACAGATTGATATGTAAGAATAGTTACAACTAACATCATTAGTCGTGGAAATACTTTATAGTCATCAATAATAGTATGGGCCATAATCAGGTTCTCCTGTATCTAGCGGTTTTCTTTGCAATGCTTTTAGGTTGAGCCACATGCTGCTTACCTGCCTTCGTGCCTTCTCGTTTAGCTCTGGTTGTAGCGGCATACTCACCGCTGCTAAGAGACTCAATAGCCTTAGCAGGTAAATAACGCTCACCAGTTTTAGCACTAGGCTTCCCACTTTTAGTTCGCCAATCTTGCTTAGTCCATTTCTTTAAAGACTTTTGAGATTTAGAGAGAGCCACTATCTGTAGCCCCCACCCGCTTTTTTGTATTCACTGGCGAGTAATTGTGCTTTACGTGCAGACCATTGACCTGCCTTCCCGCCTTTGGTTCCCCGCTTAATGCGCTCAAACAAACGCTTGCGCAAAGTAGGCTTGGTATAATTTCCAGCCGCATTAACCGTAGACTTTTTGCCTGATTTCGCCACGACTGATCCCCATATCGTGCAGTTCCTTATCACTTAGATTCATAAGAATCCAATAGTCGGCTCTGCGTTGCTGATTTTCTTGTAGTTTTTGAAACATACGTTTAAACATATTTTATCTCCTATATTATGTTAAGGTAAGAATTACTTACCCTTATGGAGATAGTTATATCATACTTAGTTATAACATAGTATAGATAAGATTGCAACCCCGTTATGCATTAAGTGCGATTTGGCACAAATAGCTCTTCCACATTAAAGGTTACAGTTACTGAGTCTGCTGCACTTGCAAGACCACGAAACTTATCCCCTTTAGCCAACCACATGT